GGTGCGTATATCATATGATGGATGCACAAGATACATTGTATCCGCAGATTGAGCAAATCTAATATTAAATAAATCAGCTTCAGAATATGGTGTTGCAATTTCAAATATTTCTGTTGCAGTTCCACCAGATGTATAAGTTGTAAAACTGGTAGTATTTATATTGTTTCCAAAGAGATCTTGCAAAGAAAACGTGTTAGTCGTTGAATTTGCTACTAAATAATTTCTACCATTTACCTCTGTCATACCTCCTAGGCTATCAACGTATATTTCATCACCATTACTAAAACCATGACTATTACTTGTAAATACTCCGGGATTTGCCTTTGTTGCAGCAGTAATTGTTTTTGCTGAAGAGTTTAAGACCTGTAAATCATTGCGAAATACACGCATAATCTGATTGCCAAACTCAAGGATATATGTGTCGCTTGTTTTAAATTGAAAAGCAATAAGTCTTGTCTTTACGGCGCTACTTTTAACTTCACCAAGATACTCTGTCCCTGGACGTCTGGTTACACCACCATGAGGCATTACAACCATATTAGTCAAATCAGAAAGACCTTCACGATATTTCTCAATATTTGTGCGACCTTCTAAGCGCGGACTGATTTCGCCAGCAGTAAAAGAACTTAAAGCTGGAGCACTTCTTGCCATTCCTAAAACCTACTCTCAATCAAATCACTTGCTTCTAAACGTTGCGTAGCACTTTCCGTAGCATCGTTAAACCGTGCTTCCTTAACCTCAGCTTCATATTTAGCGTACATTGTTTGAACAACACTATTTGATCCTGTTATTGAGTATGCAATGTTAGCAGCAAGTTTAGCAGATAATGCTTGAATTAAACTAGGATCATATTGTTGTGGATCTGTTACCTTAGCAATATATTTTATTTTTGCTATTGCTTCATCCGTAACAAGCTTTCTTCCTTCAATGGCAAATACTGGACCACCAGTATTATTTGTCATGTTGTCTTGAGGGTAAGAAAGAGTCCCATTGCTAAATTCTAAAACACGTAAACAAAACGGATCAGACGGTAAAACATATTGATAAGCGTAACCAAAGTTTGGAACTTCGCTTTCTCGCGCCAACTCAGCCCTAGTAATCAGGCAATTCCAAGGGTGAGATCTAAAAACCGTATCTCGTGTTCCTTCGTAAAACTGATTAACAACCCTTCCAGCCTTACTGTTTTCTGAAAAACTAGAAATGTTTGACGCTCCTAAAAGGTTTAGTGCGTAGTTTGCTATATCAACCGTACTTGTCATCAACTATCTCCATGTGAAAGAGGGGGCGCAAACACGCCCCACTCTATTAGTCTAGAACGTACTTAACAGTTAGTTCAACAGTACCAGTGCCAGCTGCACCGCCCATTGTAACCGTTACAGGTACACCGTCCTCGTTAGCATCTAACTCAGTGCCGGAGCCTAAAGCTAGTGTAGCGATTACGTCTACCTTTTGCGCTGATGTAGACGCAGCAGCCGCTTTATAAGCAGCAGCAGCCGCGCTTACAGCCGTACCAGCTGCGTTAGTATGTGCAGCATAGCCAACTGACAAGGTTGTGGATGAACCCATTGCATCATGTGCAAGTGATCCTTCTAGCAATCTTGCGCCATCAGGCATAATAAACATCTCAATAACGTCACCAGACGCTAAAGAAGACGCTTCATAAGTACCATGAGCAACTCTTATTCTGCCACTCATTTCGTTTGCTTTGTTCATCACTGCTGGTGTAGCTCGTGAATTAGTACGTTGTGTTGAATAAACGGTAGCCATTAATCAATCTCCTTATTCGTTACACGCAATTTCTACTACTTTGCTTTCTTCCATGCGTGTAGCACCGATAGATTGGCAGTAATAGACTTGCGTTGAGTAGGATTTATCGGCACGTTCATCAATACGAGCAGCTGGCTCTTTACCAACAGCTAGCTTAATACCGTCTGAAGCAAAGGCAATAACCTGACGGTCACTATTGCTGTCAGTGTTTAAGCGATTTGACACAATAAAGTTAAAACCAACAAATGTGTTTAACTCTCCCTGTGCTAACGCTTTAACAGTATTAAAGTCAGATGAAGTTACCGTTGTATTGTTTAACAAATCAGAGATTTGCTTTGGCGATACAACAATATGCCGTGTAATTGACGGATCAACAGAGTTAGCATCTAAGGTTTCTTTTGCACTTAGAAGCTTCGCAATAGTTAATCCAGCAGATCCATGAGCAATCTTCTGTGTAGAGGGAAGCGCCGTAGAAGTGCTACCATCTTTACCAGTAGTTGACGTGCCAAGAGCCGCAGTAATGATAACATCATCCATTGCGCGACCCATAGCAGCGGCTGCTGCACGGCTGTAGGTTGAAGTCGGATCAACAAGTAAACGCACTTTATCTTGATCATCAATCAAGTCGGCATACTCATAATCTGACATTGTTACCATACGTCTACTATGTGGTGTTTCCACCAATGGCGTATCTGCATGGCGTGAAGTACGTAGAACAGCGGACGCTGCACCTACTTGGTCAAAAAAAGCTTTTTCGCCATTCACGCTTTCACTATCTACTGCATCTCGCAGCAAAGAACCCATCTGCTGTGATAGCATTTGGACATTAGAAGAAAACTGATTGACAAAAGCTGTAGTAATTTGAGTAGACATAAGTCTCTCCTTTACAGTTTCAGTTTCGGGTTTGCTTCGCTTGGTTGTCCCAAGGGGGCCAATGCTATTGCTTAGGGCAACTAGTCCGCTTGACTACAAGCTTTTTCACGGGCCTTTCGGTTATCCGCTATAGATACTCTCGGAGCCGTAACACTTCTTCTATATAAGTGTCATGCTCTGGGTGCATCTTATCCCAATATGGACCGTCTCGTCTAGTCATCTCTGAAACTTGACGTTGAGCCTCTTGCGGTGTCATAACAAGTTCTGTTGGAGCACCTTCTAAATTGTCTTCCCCAATTTGCTCTGCTAACTGAGAAAACATCTTAACTACTTCGGGATGATCCCCTAACATTCGACCATCCGATAAAGTTATCTCGTCAAATATATCTGTGCTTCCCAACAAATCTTTCGCAGCCATTTGAGCTAACTCAAGACGCTGATCAAAAGCTTGACCAAATTCTTGACGCAATTCTTGCTCACCTTCGTACAAAGCTTTCTCCGTTGTTTCAGACATATCAGTTTCTAAACCACTTATTGTATCCCTAACAAAGCCCATCATTTCATTAGCTTGAGAGTTCGTTAAACCAGCAGTTAGCGCACGATCACGGAATGTGCCAATTAAATCGTCATTTACAGATATATCACTGTCAGAAAACTCGTATGCACCAGCATCTTCTGGCGCACCTAACTTTGTGAAAACCTCACGCCATTCTTCTGGCGTGGCAGACTTACTAGGTATTGCTACCTTATCGGCCCCTATCATGCGTTGTGCATGAACGTAGCTCTTTGCTAATGCACTCGGATCGGCAAAGTTACGTAGTGACGGTTCATTACGTAGCTCTTCTGGTAAGCTTTCTAAAAAACCGATTGGTGCAGTTTCTGGTGCAGCTTGTGCCACAACAGCCTCTGGTGCAGCTTCTTGAGATCCAGTATCTTGGATTGCCTCTTCGCTCATTTTAGTTCCTTCCCTTCGGACAACATCCTGACGATCAACAGCACTGCTGCTCGTTGCCCTTCGTTAAATGAATTTTCATATGGATCGCCAGTAAACGTGGTTGTCTCAAAACCAAACCTAGCCTTGAGGTCACTCAATACCCTTTCGCCGTCGTCTGTGTTGAACGTGCGCCTATAAGATAATTTTAATTCTTCCAACTGCTTCATTACTGAACAGCCCCTGCTGCTTTAACTAATGGTGCTACTTTCTGTGCGGTTTCAGCTTGCATCATCTGCTCTTGCATTGCTTGCTGCGCTTGCTCTTGCTCTGCTTTTTCTTCGCGTAATCGTCTTACCTCTTCATTGCTTCTTATAACTCGTGCCGGAATACCTGTAACCTCTACAAGATACTGCACAAGTTTATCATCATCAAGATAATCCATAACAGGTGCGATTTCCGCTACTTGCATCATTACCTCAAATCCACGCAACATTGCCTGTAAGTCTGTAAGTCTCTGAGCCTTGGCAAGCGGTGAGACATACTCAATATCAATGTCTTGGCCTTGTAATTGCTCAGGAGCAGCAGGGAGGAGGCCATTCCTGAGCAGCAACGCAAAGGATCTGGAGATTAGTGGCTGGAGCAATTCGGATTGGAGCCTACCGAGAACTGGTCCTAAAAGCCGCATCTTTTCCTCGTTACGTTGCAACACTTCAGTAGCTGTCATCGCTGGTCCTTGCGACATCAACAACTGATCTACATAGAAAGCCTGACGTATAGCATTACGTCTCTGCTCTTCCATGTTCAAACCGAGAGGATTGTTTGCTCCAATATTTAAAGGCTCTAGCCTATCTCTTGTACCTGTTCTAAAAAAATTCAAAGCACCTGGCGTTGTCCTGACAGGTAACATAAAACCATCATCAGGAACCATCAATGGTGGGTCAATCTGTTTCTGAGCAGCCCTAATAGTCACCTCTGACATTTTATTAAGCATCTTAACATCTGGCAGTGCGTTCATTGCTGGACTTCTACCATATGTACTTACACTATCTTTTACAAAACGTGGAACCATAAACGGAAAATCGTCAAAACCACCCTCAGACAATAACTGCCTTGTGTCAGCGTGATAATACACAGACGCTATTGCTTTGTTCTGTGCCTTACGACCCTTTGTTTCTCCACGCGGATATATCGCATGTACAAGCTCATGTTCTTTATGAGGCTCATTCTTTAGGTCTTTTGCCATTTGTGCTGGTAAAGTTTCTTCTCCAAACCTTTGTCCAGCAGCACGAGCAGAGATCTTAAACTTTCTATATATTGTATCTACTTTTCCGTTGGCATCTTCTGCTACCGTAATCTCTGCAATGTGCCGACACGAAAACCGCAAACCTTCTTTGTCACCTTCAACATAGAAAGCAGCAGTACCAAACACCACAAGATCATAATAAAGCTCATGTATCTCTTGCTGAAAGTTTGATCTGTTAAAAGCCTGATACATCTGATCTAGGCAGATTTCCAACCACTCATTAGCCATATCGTCATTCTGTAGCGCCGGATCTCGATACCGCATAGAAAACCAAGGTGTACTAGGAGATGTAAGCATACCATGCAAGCTAGATGATAAAAGCTCTACAGCATGAATAGCTGTGCCGTCATAGATCAGCTCTGTACGCTTATCACCTTGCGTTCTTTTCTTAGTTATATCTGCTTTACGTGGCAACATATAATCCGCTAACTCTTGCCAATGACGTTCCCAATTTGATCTTTGGCTTTGCAAAGATTTAAAACGTCTATCTAATTGAGCTATAAGCGGTGATATTTGTGCCATTACATCATTCCATAATTATTCATCAAAGAGCGTTTTTTCTTTTTGTTTGTTGTTGGTATTCCCTCTAAAGAACCACCTTGCGTTCTCCCAGCCATCCTTTGATTAAGGCGCTCTAAAGGATCAACTGTCATATCAACCCGACGTTTGGCTGGTTGAGCAGATTTTGCACCCATTTCTCCGGCTACATTTTTTCGTCGCAACATCATCTTAGTAAACCACTACCCATTAAAGACCGTCTTCTACGGACCGTTCCCGTTGTTCCTGTTCCAAGCAACCCTTTAGGGCTTGTTGCAATCGTTGAAACTCTACCCTTCCCGGTGCTTTCAATAGCGTCAGCTTCCGTTTCGCTCGTAACAACACGATTATCAATTACATCACCAACACCTACATCTCCACCCTTATATGTTGTATCCGCACCTGTAGTGGTTGTTTCTGTAAACGGTGGGGGTGCTGGTGGGGGAGTGGGGGTAGTCGGGGCTGTGGGTTGCGTAGGTGTTGTTGGTGCAGTCGGCGTAACAGGAGTAACTGTTGCCGCTGTTGTATCCGTAGTAGCTGTAGCTGCTCTTTCTCTTCTACGATCTCTACTTCTTTTTTCCCTAAGACGTGCTTGCTCTGTTTGTGCAGCCTCTGCTCTCTCATTAAGCCTTGAATAATATTCTGTATCTGGTTGACGCAAACCAGTATCCATTGCAATATCACTTACAATCGCATCTAAACCAGTACGCCTTGTTACCTGACCTCTGCGAACTGCGTCTTCAGCACCAGTCCTTTGCCTAGCTCTTTCTCTTGGTGTCCTTCTGGTTGCTCTGCTACCACCACACAAACCACCCATACTATATCTCCTTCTGCATAAACGAACCCATAGGCTCAAAGCCTAAACGCATCATTAACCTAGCAGC